GTCCGAACTGGCGGACCTCCTCGTCCGACGCGGGATCACCGTGGAATGCCAGCTCCCAGTCCACGGATACAACATCGACATAGCCGTCCGCCCGGTCGCCGTGGAGGTCTGGTGGGGTGAGGGGTACCCGCTTCGCCACGGCCGCCAGGCTCGCCGCGTGATAGACCTCGCCAGCGTGGGGTGGTCTACGGTCCTGGTCTGGCTCTCCCGGAAGCTCCCGACTGGGGAGAGCGCGGACGCAGTGGTCACCTTCCTGGAGGAGGTGAGCCGGAGTCCAGATCCCATCAGCCCTCAGTACCGGGTGGTTCGGGGTGATGGTCAGGTGGTCGCCACCGGCAAGGCTGATCGTAACCATCTCACCCTCATACCCGCGTCGGAAGATGGAACGTACTGACGGGTACCGGACATAAGTGCCCCAAGGGACACATTGGATCACTTCCTGGGGCGGCCCGGTCGGGTCGCCCGGGAACGCCAGCTCGAACGCGCCCACGCTGAACCGGCTCCCCACCGGCACGCGCTGGCCATCGGCCTCCCGGTGCGTGCGGCGCGTGCGGCTGTCCTCGGTGGCCAGCCACATCTTTTCCATCGGCTCGTCCACCTCCTCGGCCACGGCCGCGAACGCATCGGAGCGCCCGGCGTTCAGCGCGCCGATCGTCTCGGTGCGCGCGATCACGGTTGCCCGGTTCGGCCAGCGCTCGCTCCCCGTAGTTGACAGAACATTGTCAACGCGAGCGGCCAGCTTGGGGATCGACTCGCCCAGGTTGGCCCCGGCCGTGATCTCCCCGGCAACGAGGTCGTACACCTCGTCCGGCACCCGGACCAGCCGGTTCCGGACCTCGGCCAGGTACCGGACCATCGCGGGCCGCGAGTCCCAGGCGTACCCCCGGCCTAACAGCTTCTCGAACGCCAGGGCCAGGGCCTTCCAGATTTCGCCCGCCAGGATCAACTCCACGGCCTCGCGCCACATCGGCACGCGCGCCCAGATCGCGTCCAGGTCCGGCGGCTGGTCCCCCCGGAGCACCCGGCGCGCGGTCTGGACCAGCCACTCGGACAGCGCGGCCCAGACGGCGGCGCGGATGTCGCGCTCCACGGCGGCGGCCTCCAGCCGGGCGTCCAGCCGGGCCGGGAGCCACGGGTCACGGCCGGTGCCGTCCCAGACCGGGCCGGTCACCGGCGTGGCCGCTTGATCGTGGAGTACCGGGGCTCGCCCTCGGGCGTGAAGGTCAGCCGACAGAACCGCGAGCCGCCGGAGCTGGCCAGTTCCACGATGACCAGGAACGGGAGCCAGAGCCCCAGGGTCAGGACCAGGAGGATCAGGTGGACCCCGGCGGAGATCCCGCTCCCCGAGCCGTGCTGGACGAAATCGGCCCCGTCCGCGCGCCGGGCGTACAGCGCCCAGCCGCTCGCGGCCATGAGCTGGACCTCCTGGAGGAGGCGGTCCTCCTGGCGTGGCGTGGTGATCATGCCAGTACCTCGTTCGAGTGTCGGGCCAGGCCACGGCCCCGGTTGGCCACGTTCAGCGCGGCGAACAGGAGATCATCGTGGTGGCGGATGCCCCGGGTCAGGAGTTCGTGGACGTACCCGGCCAGGAGCTGGTGGAGGTCGTCCGAGTTCACGCCCAGGTCCGAGGCCACCAGGCTGACGTGGGTCCAGGCCCCCTCGGTGACCTTGGCGGCCTTGTCCGGCGTGATCGGTCCGACGTGATGGTGGAGTTCGTGCCGGGGCACGTCGCGCCACCGGCCGCGCCGCTCCTGGGGCGTGGTGAGCCGCCCGCCCGCCAGCTCCAGCGCGCGCATCACCATCAGCTTGGCGCTCGCGTTGAACACGGCCGCCGGGGAGGGCGGCGCGGTCACCCGCGTAGCGGCCAGCTCGATCCGGCGGTCCAGCGCGGCCGTGATCGCACGGGCCGAGTCCTCGGGCTCCTCCGGCTCCCCGCCGTTCGGCGGCCCCTCGTCCAGCTCGTCATCGTCCGGGTCCTCCCCGTCCGCGTTCTGGTCCGCCGTGGGCGGCAGACCCACACTGGAGACCGTGGGCAGGCCGAGCGCGGCCTGGACCGCCGGGTCCAGGATGAGGTCCGGCTGGCCCTGAACCAGCTTGAGCAGGATCTGAGCGGCGCGCTCCTGGACGGTCGGCATCTGGTCCGGGTCGAACGCCCCGGCCTTCACCACCTCCTCGTCCCGGATCAAGAAACGATCATGGAGCTGGATAGCCTCGTCCAGCCGGTTGGGCTTGGCGGCCAGGGTGGACGTGTCGAACGCGAACGCGAAGCGCTCGGGGTTCGTGACGCCCATCGACTCCAGCGCGCGCCGGAGGAACCCCCGGGTGAGCGCGTCCGCCACCAGGCCGAGGTACCCGCGAATCCAGCGGATGCCCTCGTCCGAGATCAGCCACGCGGTCCAGTGGTTCGAGTCGGAGATGCCGGTCAGCACCTCGGCCGGGATCTCGGCCATCGACGCTACGCGCGATATCGCCCGGTCCTTCATGGGAGTGATCTCGGCGGACAGCTCGGACCAGAAGTTGATCGGCTGGAGCTTGTCCAGGTGCTCGATCATCTGGTCCGGCACGGTGGCCATGATCGGCACCATGCTCCGGGCGTCGCCCTGGTTCGTCATGCTCGCGGCGGCGGCGCGCTGGATGTACGCCATGAACCCGGCCAGGCCCTCGGGGTCGTTCTCCTGGCGAGGGAAGTCCACGCCCTCGGGGAGGAACATGATCCCGGCCCCGGTCAGGCGGCTGTCCAGCTCCGCGAACTCGCGCTTGGTCAGGAGTTCGATCTCCCGGAGCGGCACGATCGCGGAGCGCGTGAAGCTGTCCGCCTGGTCCGTGTCGTTCGGGTGCGGACGCCAGCACCGGATCAGGATGTCCGTCCCGTCCCGTAGCGTCAGCTTGTTCCCGCCCCGGATCTGGGGCCGCCGGACCTGGAGCTGGTCCCCCACGCGGCTGAACGCCGCGCCGGTCACCACGAACCAGGAGCCCTCGGCCGCCTCGGGCGTGGTGGCCGCGCCCTCGCCCACGATCCAGCACTCCCCGCCCACGGCGAGGTCGATCCCGGCCAGCCGGAGATTGTCATCCCGCTGGCTTCCGGTGCCGAGCGGCACGGCGGCCAGCCGCTTGATCCGCTCGTCCTGGACCTCGCCGGTCTCCTCGCCGGTGTCGTCCACCTCGCTCACGTAGAGCCGGGCCTGGGCCAGGCTGTCCCCTACCCGGCCGCTCAGCTTGTGGAGTTCACCAACGATGTCGTAGAGCCGCCACGCCTCGGCCTGCCAGTCCCGGTTCCCGAACTTCCAGGTCTTCCAGGAGGAGCCCCCGGTCAGGTCCACGATCGCGGTTGCGCCAGCGAGCGCGGCGCGGCGCTCCATCTCCTTGGTGCCGAACGGGTCAGGCTCGCGCGTCACGCGCGGACGGCGGAGGGCCACGGACTACCTCCCGAGGTTGGAAATCGCGCCAGCGGTTTGGCTGAAGGCCAGCGCCAGCGCCGGGATCAGCATGACGGGCGAGTCCCCCCAGGCCCAGACCAGGGGAGCGGCGATCATGGAAACCCACATCCCGGCGCACCACGGGCAAGTGATCAGCGTGGCCAGGTACGCGCCCAGGGTCTTGGGTCTGTCGTCCAGCCAACCGATCACCGTGTCCCGGGCGTCCTCGGTGATCGTGTCCGTGGTGATGAGCCCGGTCACGCGCGCCACGGCGAGCGCGTAGATCAGGAGCTGGAGCGCGACCGGGATCGTCATGTGGCCCATCGTACGGCGTCCAGGGGGCATCTCGGCCCAGCCGTCCCGGCGCTCCTGGCTTGACACTTCACAGTCACGAGTTCACCGGCCCCGGGACGTACCGCGAGCGCTTGCCCTTCTCGATCATCCGGTGGTACCCGTTCTTGGTCAGCCACCGGATGATCCCGGCCCGGTCGGTGGTCCAGCGCCAGCCGTGCTCGCGCGCCAGCCGAAAGTACGTGTCCTGGATCAGCTCCTCGGGATGGATACCTCCGCCGAGCGCGGCCAGCGTGGCCTTCATCCGCTCGCCCTCCTCGTCCACGGGGGGAGCGCCAGGCACGATCCAGGAGGAGGTCTCCTCCACCTTGCCCGCCACGCGGCGGCGCGCTCGGTGCCGCTTCCACCCGGCGGCCGTCAGCGCACGGCCCAGCGCGTTCCGAGTGGCCAGCGGACGGCGGGCCTCCTCCATCAGCCGGACGTACCGCGTCCACAACGAGGCTGACGAGTACGCCGAGCCTGGCCTGAGCTGGGCGTGGAGGGCTTGCACATCGTCCAAGGTCACCACCGGCATCTGGCCGGTCTCGGGCTCGTCCATACCCACATCGTACACGATGGCCCCCACATCAGCCCCCGGGGGACCGGGGGGACTCGGAGGTACCCCCAACACAGGTCCCCCCTACACGTATACACGCGCATCACGCGCGCCACATAAAGGCACTTGCTCAACGTGCATAGGTGTTAGGGGTCTCTCCGAGTACCCCCGGTCCCCCCAAGAGCCGCGATCAGGTGTCCCAGTAGTCCGTTCCGTAATCGGGGTCGTACATGCGCCGGTATGCCAGGTCCAGCTCGGTCCGGTAGCTTGCGCCCAGATTCGGGGCCGGAGCTGGCCCGGTGAACCGGTACTCGCACCACGTACAGCGCCCGTCGCGCCGCGAGCCCTCGTCGTGCGTGTGCGTCGCGCTCTCGGGGCAGAACACGGCGTCCGGACCCCGGCGAGCCTGTGAGGTTGGTCCCGGCCCACGGCCTAACCCTCTAGTAGAGGTTGAGGGTTGACGTCCGCTCTCCGGACGCGCGCCGGGGTCCGGCGTCCGATTACCGGACACCTCGCCGTACGCCACGGCCACGCGCTCGTCCGGGGAGGAGGGCACGGGCCGCCCGATGTTCGGGACATCCGTCCCTTGACCTCGGGACGCGCGCCGCCGGGTCATCGGAGCACCCAGCCCAGCGCGCACGCCGCGATCGGTAGCCCGATCGCCAGCCAGAGCAACGCCGAGACCACCAGGGCCAGCCCCCACGCCTTCCGGCGGGTCATCGGCCGCGTGCTCATGACCAGCACCGGTTCCGGCTCGGTGCCACGTACCGGTGCGGCCAGCACGCACCCAC